TAGTCATAATACCTGTCACAGCTAGTGCCTCTCCTAACTCAGTAGGATCAGAGGTCATCACCCAAGACAAAAACTCATACGTCATAGAGAAAGTGAAGATAAGAGAAAGAATACTTATAAGCTTTAATCTTCTAATGCTGTAAGCAAGGTTATTCACCCATTTCATCTTCCCCTCCATTTAAATCTTTCACAGTGTTTTCATAGTAATCTAAAAGTAGATTCTGTTCTGTTATAAAATTAAGAATGTTTCTCTGAAACTGGAAATATTCTATCTGATCATCCCAAACCCTACATATATAGACAGGATTTTCTCCTAGCTTCTGTGCCTGTGTTTGTTCTGTAATAACATGAACAGGGGCTTGTGGAGCCACTACACTAGCTGGCCTAGCTGGAATGGTAATATTATTCTGAACAGGAGCTATCATTTCCTGTTTCGCATTCAAACTTGAGCAAGAGGCTGTTATAAGCATCATTAGCCCTAAGCTCAACATCTTTAGGATTTTCAAGAGCTATCTCCTCTTTGCCTTTGTAACTGTCTAGAATCGCGTTTAAGCGATTATTTTCCTCTTGAGCTACCCTTGCCTTACCTAGTAAGGATTCTAGCCTTAGAGACTGCCTAGCGGCTCTCTGAGTCTGTTCTTCTAGTTGAAAGGTAAGCATAGAATTTCTTCTCTGCTCATCTGCTAGTTCAACAGAGGTAGCTACTATTTCCTCTTTTAAGTTTTGGTTATCCCAGTAGAGGTAGCCACCAAGGGCTACCCCGATTACTACTGGGAGCCACTTAACCCAAGGAGGGAGGAAGTTAAGTAGCATTTTAATCATCTTTAGGTCTCTCTAATTTATCCACCTTCTCCTTCACAGAATACATATCCTTGTGCAGGAGCTGAAGGGAATCATTAAGTTTCTCTAACACAAGAGTTTGTTTCTCAATAAGGTTAGAGTGCCTGTCAATACTCTCCACCAAAGGCATTATCTTAAGATCAATAATCCCTAAAGTTTCTTTCTTAGAAAATGTGTCATTCAACTTAGCGTAGATGTGTGTAAAAACAAACACAATAATCATAGCTACTAAAAACACAACTCCCCAAGAATGTTTTGCTAAGAAGGTTGTTATTGCAAGTTCCATAGTTAGCTGGTTTTAATAATAAATGCTAGAGCATAATACGGAGGAAGGTTTTTGTTAGTTCCACTCTCCCCAGAACTATTCACAGACACTGTATGATTGTGTGTACCTGCTGGTCTAATTGTTCCTCCGTTACGGACTAATTCTGATGGCCCCTCTGGATCATCCCTGTAAAGTCCCGGAGCTAAGGTTTGTCCAGATACACTGCCTCTATTATTACCATACAAGGTGTGAACGTGCTCTCCAGCCTCGTTAGCACTAGCTGAGTGGGTGTGAGCTACAACAACAGCATTCTTATTACCACCGGATTGAGTTAAAGCCCCTGTAATATTAGATTTAGCTACACCAATATCATCTTGTCTCGCACCAATAACAAATTTATCTCTTAGGTCTGGAGTTCCGTTAGTACCATCACACAACTGGTATTTTGCTGGGATGGATGCAATACTACCGCTCCACATAAAGATTGTACCTATTTGGACAGCATCTTCTTTTAAGGCAAACTTATTATCTGCTTCTGTTTTGGAATACACTTCAAGATTTGTTCTTGCATTTCCAGCATCACTAGCCCCTGTACCTCCATTAGAGATAGAAAGGTCTTGTCCCAACCAAAGAGTATTATTAACAGTGTCTAGGAAAGCCAAGGCTCCTAGATCCAGTTCTGTTTGTAAGCTAGCTGCAAAATCTTCTACAGTTATTTTATAGTCACCATTATCAGTGAATTGTTTTATATGTATGAAGTCTACAGCAGCAACTTCAGTTATTTGCCCTAAGTCACTAACCTGAATTAGAATTTCTTCTGCCATATATTATCTCCTAGGTGTTAGACCATTCTAAAGTTGGATATACAGTAGAGCCAATCTTTATTGCTCTGATCAGGTTTGAGGTGGTTAAGGTAGGTTCTCCTGCATCCCCCCAGTCAAAAGAGGCTGGGTAGGTAAGAGTGAACCCATTTGCTGTTACTAGCAAGTACACTTCATCCCCAGCAACCATAGTCTCCGTCAGGGTGGTATTTTCTGAAAGAGACAGCGTTTGGTATTTCCCGTTGTCTGGATCAATCTCAGTGCCACCAGTTAGATCATACTCAGTGCTTTTAGCACTTAAATACTCAAGCCATTCTGCAATCAGATTAAATTGATAGTTTACAAAAACTCTGGCAAGAAACTCCCCTCTTTTTAAACCAGACAGTTTAAACTCTTCTGTCGGTTCTACTTTATTCTCTGCCCCTGTTATAGGGTCTTGTTCGTCTACTTCTGCCCACCTTGGCAGAACTGTTGGTTTAGCCATTATCCCTCCTTGAGGATGTTTGTTCTTCTCGTAATTTTAATACAGATTTACATGCAAAGTCTAGATGAGCTTGCAGTTTAACTGCATCTATGATAGGTTTTGATAGAAAGCTATTAGCCCCTGTTTCTAGAGCAGTTTGGTGTTCTTCATAGGAAGCACAAGAAGTAACCATAATGATGTAAGGAGGGTAGTCTGGGTGAGTTTTTCTAATTTCTCTGATAAGCTCTAAACCTGAAATATCTGGTAAAGTCCAGTCCAAGATAATAATATCAAAATCTTTAAAGTTATTTAATACATTCCTACCGTCATAGCAGACAGTAGGAATATACCCAAACTTCTCGACAAACTCTTTTAACCTCTCTACAGCGGTGGTGTCGTTTTCTACTATTAGAACGTTCATTTATCCACCTTCCCCTTAAGCTCTTCATAGATCCTATCTAGTTTAATATCCTGTTTTTCCAACTCTCTCCTGAAATTTTCTTCCATTCTTAGTTGGGCAGACTCTAGCCTAGAATAAGATACTGTTTGGTTCTCACTAATAATATCCGTAGCTCTTCTATGCTCTGCCTTAGAGACATAGTTGGTAGGGAGGTCTGTTATAATAACTGTCTGGTTGTCTTCTAGCTTACCAACCCTGCTATCCATCTTACGGTACATCATACCTAGGAGAACACAAGTGAAGGTTAGGAGAGCCATTAGTGCTTTTAATAACAGATCTTCCATTGTATTCCTCTACTGGTTCACTTCATATTTGCTGTTGTCTCTACGCTTCTGAAAAGGTCTAAATGTCATCCCTTTCCAAAGTTTGCGTTCTGGTGCGTTATCAACATAACCTTCTTCAAAATGCTTTGGTTCAATCTTGTGTCCAATCTGAGCATAGTATTTATCACCAACCCAGTTGAAACCATAGTAAGTCAGGTACTTCCCTTTGCACTTCAGAAAGTTCCATCCCTTACCATTTTCCCAGTCTTTATCGTCTACGTTAGCATCCCCCCAGAACTGGAAGCTGTGGGCTTCAGGGATGTACACTGCAATACCACGAACAAATCGCATGTTGTTTGCGGGATTACGCCATGCTGCCCATTGCCACATAGATAGGAATGAGTCGGGTTTACCGTTCCAACACATTTCAGGCCATTCATCCATCCATGACATCATACCTTCAGCATCATTATCCCAAAGCCATGCCCACTTAGGAAGATGAACAATTTTACGTTCTGGATAAGGCTTTTCGCCCCCCTCAGGAACTGGTTCTTCAGTTCTAAAAGGAAGGGTAACAGCTACAACAAAAAAACCTATGATTACAGCAGATAGCCTTGCAAAAGCCCAGAACACCCAGCTTGGTATCGCTTTTAAAAGTTCTAGTTTCATATTATTTCCTAATTACTTGTGCCATAATTGTTTTCCTTTAGTTGCCGTGTATAGCTGCCGACATTTGCGGACTGTCTGTGGCTGACCCGTTAGATGTGTAGTACCTGATATTAACTTCGGATGTAGTTTTTGAGTTTCCTACAGTCGCTGTTACTCCGGTAAAATCACCAGAAGCGCTCACAGCATAATTAGCATCGGGCATAGGCGTATCAAAGTTGACTATATAGTTCCCTGTGCCGTTATCTGTAATAGACGACACATTATAACTATCACGGATTGCTACAGTACCTGTCCCATCAAAGTTGACCCATGCTCTAGCACTGCCATTTATCACATCACCAATTGGAACACTCTCTGTGTCCGCTACATTAGCTAATTCATTTGTTTTTACTTTACTCATAGTGGCTCCTTAACGGAAAACGTTCGCACAGACTGTTGATGAGTCAAGTAGTGTACCGGATGTGGTGACCAGCCTTAGAGGAAAGCCGTTTACCGTGAGTGGTGAAGGGTCGTTTGATTGAGTATTAATCATCGTCGTGACACCATTACCGCCACCCTGAGCAATGATGCTCACTGAGTAATTGGCGTCGGGAAGGGCAGTATCAAAATTCACAACAAACCTTCCTGTACCTTCGTCTGTGATAGATGAAATATTCCCGTTACCACGGATAAATGGGGTGCCACTTGCGTCAAAATTCACCCACGCTCGACACTTATAGTTTTCTGTGCCGTCTGGGTTGCTCCATTTGTTTGCTACTACTTCGCTCATGGATTACCCCCAAGACAGCACTGGAAGTTCTGATTCGATCTCTGAAATATCTAAAGGAGCTTCTCTATTTCCTTGTTTTACATCAGCAAGGATTTGATTACACTGTGTCCATGTATCACTACGCAATTGCTTCATGGTGGCTGCTTCTGCTGCAAAGGTAGGATTACCATCCCCTTCATAAGTAATGCAGGTAAAAGCATCGTCATAGCCTTTTGATTGAGCGAAATTATCAAGACGCTTTTGAACTTGTCTAGTTAATTTTTCTTCTAATTGTTTTGTTACTTTCGTTTGGTCTAAGTTGATTAGTGCCATTGTTTTGTTTCCTTTTAGTTGCCGTGGATGGTTGCATTACAATAATCAGCATCAAAAACAGTATTACTCGTTGTTCTTACGTTAAACGTAACACCGTTAACTGTAGGAGATTCTGTTTGTGCGGCAAGTGTATTTGCCCCTCCATTAAGCCCCGCTGTAGCTGTAAAACTATAATTAGCATCCGGCATAGCCGTTTCAAAATTAACCGTGTATTTGCCAGTACCGTTGTCAGTGATTGACGACACATTGTAGCTATCCCGTATAGCAACCGTACCCGTACCGTTAAAGTTGACCCACGCCTTAGCCGCGCCCTTCTGACCTACTTCGGTGTCAAAGTTATCTGAACCGCGTAACCTAGTGGTCATAACTTACTCCCACTTGTTTGATGTATTGCCTACACCGTCTGTCAGGTCAGCTTCATCCACTGTCCAAGCATCACGAAAGTCACGACTAGGCAAGTCTGCTTCATCAATGATTTTATAAGACTTACCTGCTGGTACATCTTTAGCAGCTACTTGCTGAATAGTGCGAGTTTTAAGAATTGCTGGAACAGGTCTTACTACCGAAACACCACCATTATCATTTTGAAAAATAATTACTTGAGCCATTATAGCCTCCTTTAAAATTAAAAATTTTTATACAATTGTCCAAACACTTCCATCTGGAATTGTAACTGTAGCTCCATCAGCGATAGTAATTGGCCCCGCTGACATAGCATTCTTACCAGAGGTGATCTCATAGTCTGCTGTCACAGTGGCATCATTCTCGTACACAAAAGGATTATCAGCTCCACCAGATGCACCCCCAACACCAGCCCAGTCTCCATTGCTATAGCCTTCAAAAGAAGTAGTTTCGTTGTTATACCTAAACATACCTTCTACGGGAGTATTAGGTCTTTGGCTAATATCCCCTGTTGGTAGACTTGCAGCGCCTGTATCACTATCCTGATTGACTATCTCACTGCCTTGGAGTCCGTCCACTGTATCTGCATCTAAACCTGAGCCAGCACCATCATTTCCTGAGTGCCATAAGGTGTATAGAAGTCCATCTGCTGCCTCTACTTGCCACTCTCCGTCAGCATTAGCCCATAAGATTGATCTAAAAGTGGAATTAGCAACATCTGTGAAGTCTAATACAGAGTCATCCCCAGAGTTGTTCCCGATAGTTAGAAGTCCGGTAATGGTTTCATTCTGAGATTTTTGTAAAAACTCTGAAGAATCAATACCATCTAGGAGATCAGCGTCTAAACCAGATCCTGCTCCATCAACTGTCTTAATCTTAGTTAAGATAGTAGAAGCACTCTCTCCAGTGATGTCCACCCATATTGCAGCACCTTCTGTGTTGTCTACTAGAAAGTAAACCAAACCAGAAGAGGTGTTATACCAAGTGGAGCCATACACATAGCCCTCAGACTCATCATCAGAAGCTGTAGGGTTTGTATTAGTTATAGTGTCTATTTTTGTGTGCGAAGTTACATTCAGGAGTCCGTTACTAGTACCGTCCGTATACACAACAAAAGTTAGGTTAGGAGCTACTAATACTTCAGTTGTTCCTAATATTAAAGTAACAGGAGCTGAACCAGCATTTTGAAAATAAGCTAGTTTTGGGTTTGGGGGTAAAGTAACAGTTCTCTCTACAGAATGTCCTGAAGCTTTGAAAAAGCTATTCTCCACCCAGTCTTGAGAGGTAATGACTGCATTACCAGAGCTAAGGTCTACTTCAAACTCAGAAAAAGATCCAGCACCTACATTATCAAATTGAAATTTAGCCAGAGAAGGTAGTTCTCCAGAATCTGTTTGGATGACGGTTGTTTCATCCCCGTTTGCCCATAGATAGGCAATATCACTTGCTGCTTCAGCTTTAGCTACTGAATCAGCAAATATTGTTTGTAAGTCTTCTGCCATTAACTAAACTCCTGCGGCACTTCAAAATTCATTAATAAATACCAATCATTTACTGTATCAGCCAGCTCAACATAGTCATAGTTGAAGTTAGATATTCCACTCTGTTCAGACATTAGCTCAACAAGAACTCCTAACTCATCTCTTGTGAAAGCCTCTGATCCGCTTCCTAGTCCTCCAGTAAATTCAGACAGTAACCCAGAAGTGTCTGTTTCTCCTGCGTTGTAGATTCTATCTTCTACTGTAATAAACTCGTCTGCATCAGTAGCAAAAGGAGATAGATTAGAATCTGCTAATTTTAATACCTGACTTCCCAACTCCACTGGAATGAAACCAGAGTTGTAGTAGTCCAAATAAATAGCAACATCTCCGCTAGTAGCTGGAGAAGCTGCTTGCATGGAACTTACTATAGTGTTAGGGATCAAGTGTCCATCAGTGGATAGAATAGAAGAAACTGGAAAGTGTTCCCATATTCTAACTTCAGTGGCCTTAGTTGCTTGTTTGAGCAAAGAGAGCAGATCATTAGGAGTACCTTCCGAAGTGGCTGATAACACCCTTCTTCTGATTCTCTCTCTAAAATCTTCGTCTGTGTCCCCTCTTCTAAGAACAGCGACATAGCTCCCAACACAATCTAGGAGGTATCCTGTGGCATCATCTATATTTAAAGAGTTTAATATGTCGAAAAACTGATCCCCGCTGGTTTGCAACTGGGAAATATACTGGTCTAACAACAACCTAAATGTTGTTTTTTCAAAAAATTGGATAGGGACAAGGCTTTCTGCCTCATCCCTTAAACTTATATTCTCAGGGATCATCTAATTTCCTCTATATGTCTTGAACTAGAGTAACCCTTGAAAGAGTAAACTGAGCTACCTGTGATTGGGCAATAGGGATAGTGTCTGTTCCATATCCTAAAGGAGGAGAAGTGTCTCCAATATCTGTAGAGAAACCTACTTCAACTAAAACAGTGTCTACACCGTCTACAGCATTGTAAATGCTTCCGATAAATCTTGTAGGCACTACGTCTTTACCGATAGGTAGCTCCTCCCCATAATCTACAACAGCTTGAGCAATTACATCTTCACCCTCTATAGGGAAAACTTCTTCATCATAAAGCTTATAGGTAATTCTCAGGAAGATGTATACATTCTCTGGTCTGCTCCAATTAACAGAGTGTTGCACCCCAACGTTATCTGTGATAATAGTAGAGATGTCTCCATAGGTTTCAACACCTGCTGGTTTAGAATCCCAGATTGCTTGACCTATTACAGTGGGGTCTCCTCCTACAACAAAAGTTTCATAACTTTTAGGAGGTCTTCCCTCTCCATCTGTAGTGAGAGTTCTGTTCTCAATAATGTAAGCTTGGGTTACGTTAGCTAACTGGAGAAGTCTAGCTACAATAGAAGGTACTGTTGCATTACCCCCAACTTGAATACTTCTTTGGTGTCTAGCTCTAAGTTCCTCATCTGTTTCTTCGTCTGTACCATTTTCAAAAGCTAATGGATTGTTGCAACGAAGTAAAGCTGGGTTATTAGTTACAATTGTTGTTATTGTGTTCTCTGGAACTACCAACTCACCAGTTTGAACTGATTCACAGAATCCAAACACAGCAATCTCGGAGATAGTGAAACCTTCTTCTATAACAATAGATAGGCTGTTTAAATCTTCATTCTCCCCTACGATCTTTAGTATATCACTGTTGTTCTCTGTTGTCAACCCCAATTGGTTAAAAATTTGAGTAACAAAGTAGTCTACTACGTCTGTGGCAGTGTCAGAAGCTCCTGCTGTATAAGTAAACTCTATAGTATTAACCTGAAGTGTGAACACATCATTTTCAGCAACTGTTCCTACCCCAAGAGATACTTCTGCGCAAGAGTCTAGACTGTGAGTAAGTCCTCCAGTAATGATAAACTCGTTACCAAAACTGTTTGAGAATCTAACAGAGGTGGGAATAGTACCTTGCCCGTTCCTCCAAACTTTCAAACTACCGTTTGCTGGCTGAGCACCTCTTCTCGTAATACCTAAGTATCTGACCAGCTCATCTAAAAACCTACCTTCTGCTGTGAAGATGGATATATTCTGAACTAGTGCTTGTATGTTGTTTTCAACTCTAGCCACTTCGTTAGTGAAGATAGAGTTAGTTATTCCTAAGACATTATCTGGGTCTGAAGAGATGGGAGTGCCTAGACCAGCTTCTAAGCCACTTCTAATCTCTTCTAGGATGTCTCTGAAGCGTCTTACTTCATACCCTTTATTTGTAAAAGGCATTTGCCCTCCCTATATCTGTAAGTTTGTTACACTGATGATCTCTCCATCCTCTGTTAAGGCTTCTAGAAGATTCACTTCATAAGTCCTGTCGTCAGAGATAGTAGAATTCAAACTTGTAACTCTGTAGATGTTGTAGCTATTAGTAGAAATTCCTTTAATAATATTATCAACAAGAGTTTTGTTTGTTACTTTACCAAGGATTTCTTGGAAGTAAGGAACTCCTAAACTACTATCTAAGAACCACTCTCCTCTAAACATTAAGAGGTTTATCTTTAAACTTTGAACAGCTACTTCTGCTTCACTGTTGATAAGAACAAGATCTCCCCCCTCTATTAAGAGATCATGATCGTTTGTTAATTTTAAATCATTCATTAGCCACCCGCGAATACATTAGGGGAACCTTCAGAAACAGCAGTACACCCCGTTATCAAATCTCCTATTCTTCCACAACCTTTGCCATTAACAAAGACAGTTGTAGATCCTGTTTCTATAGGAGCTGCATGAGGGGAACAGTCAGAACCACTAGGTTCATCATGCACTGTGTTAAGGTCTCCCTGTCTAGACAGCGCTCTTCCATTCACAAACACATTAGGAGATCCTTCTGCTCTATTAGCAGCAGAGCAGTGAGGTATATCCGCATCTCCTATTCTTGTTACTGCTCTTCCCATCTTATAATCCTAAATAGTTTAATAGCCAGTTAAGCCCAAAAGTGGTAGAGTTATTTACCGTATGGTTTACAGTTTGAACATCTTGCTGTTGATCGCCCCCTCCCATAGGAGTGTAGGTAGTTGTTACAGTGTAAGAAGCTGTCCTTGTAGGAGCAGTGTCTTGTCTATATTGATACAAGTCCCTACCTTCAGGAAGGTCGTCTACGTTGTTAGTGACAAGAGGCTCTTCTAATCTGTCGGATGAACCACTACTCACTGACCTTGTAATATCTTGAAAAAGGGACTCATAGCTTCCTGATATAGTAGCTCCTACTATAGAAACCCCCTCATACACCTCAGACTCAAAAGCAACTTCAACTAAATCTACAGTTTCACCTGCTGTGCCTGAAGCTGTCACTGTAACACTAAAAGGAGTGTTTCTTGTAACTTCTGTTATAGGATCTATCTGTATAGCCATATTATCACTCTGGGTTTAAGTCAATTCTTGGAGCGTTCAGAGTAATTCCATTATTATCCATAACGATAGTAGAGTTGCCACCAACACTTAAACTTATCTTTGTAGGACTACTGGCCTCTATGTCTCCATTCTGTTTAATTCTAACAAAAGTGTCTTTATATCTAATGTTAAGATCTTGCTCCGTACCTGACTGGACTGGACTTCTGTTATATTTAAATACACCAGCGATAGCGTAAGCATCATTTATGTTGTGCATACGTCTTGTAGTGGCAAAGTCAAAGTCCTTATTTGATTGAAGCCAGTTCTCAGCGTCAAACATTCCAAACACTAGCAAAACTGTATCCCCTTTCCTTACAGGATAAGTTATGCCTAATTCTTGAGTTGCTTGGAAATGTAAAGGAACTCTTTCTAAGAAAGGCTCCCTTGTATCAATACCGTCTTTATCTGGCCTGAATATTGCAGGGTACACATCCACTGTGCAATCCTCTGGATGATAGGCTTCTACAATAGCTGGAGTGCTGGTGTAGAGCTGTCCAGAGAATTTCCTAATGTGAGATAGAATTACCTCTGAAAGACTAGTTCTCATTTACTCCTCCGCACTCTATTACTGTATACCAATCATCCCCTTCGTAGTTCAAAGAGTGACTATAAGACCTTATAGGATAGTTGCCTGCGTTATCTCCATTCTCAATACGCAGTCTTTGAGAAGAATCAATTCTTCCGTCTAACAGCATCTTAACTTTAACTCCAGAATACTCTGCTGGGTTGCTCCCTGTCTGAGTTCCATCTTCTACTTGCTCTAGAGAAATGATCTGATTTTCTGTTAGGATAATGCTCCCAACCATTTCTCCATAGTATTTAGGAAAGATAAACAACCTATTATGAATGATCTGCCAAGTGTGATTAAAAGTTTCACATAAATCATCTAAGGCTTCACTAACTTTACCTGTGAAAGACCATCCTCTTATTAGCTCAATATCCTGTGGTGGTAGATATTTATTTAAGCCTGTGAGATCCGGTGTTAAGTCTACCCCATCTTGTCCTAGTAGGTATCCGTAGTCCGTAATAATCTCTCCAGTAGCCACTCCCGCCTTATTAAACTCTTCAGCTAGGGCTAGGAAGACATCCCTGTAAGTTTTGCCTGAAGACACCCTCAAACTCGTTCTAGCTGTGGTTATAGGAGTGTACCCATCTCCACATTCTAAAGTAGTGATAATGTGTGTACCTTTCTTCTCAGTTTTTTGCTTGATAACTTGTCCTGAAAATACAATAGGTAATTCATCTTCTTCTGAAGCATAGCCAGCTTTTAAGACAACCAGATTATCTTTTTTAGCAATTAAAGAGATAGTATCTTCAGATAGATTGTATATCTCAATCTTTGCTTTGTTTTCATCACTCCCACTAGTCTGATTAGTTCCCTCTATAGTTGCTACGATCTGCTGTTTAGTTATTGTTTTTGTTAAATTAACTGTAGCTAGATAATCTTCTGTAGGAGTGTAGGCAAAAGAATATGGAGTCTCAGGTACATTACTGAATATAGTTCCCTGAGCAGGCAAACTTAAAGGTTGTGCAACCTCAAAAAAAGTTTTGTTAGGCTGTGTTATTGATAGGGAGTATCTTCTATCATAGTTGTACTGTTCCACTTATTCCGATCTCCTCTTCCTCCTCAAAAGTGAGATACACCAATTCGTAGTTTTTATCTACACCTAGGTTATATCTCCCTATAGGAGAATAATCATTCTTAAATCTTAAACACCAGATGTTACCTTCCGTTAAAGGACTCTCAGTAGGAAACCTACCAGTCAGATTCTGATTAGGCATCACCTTTATATCAGAGGTTAGGTCTTCTTCTGACAGGCTGGACAGTCTCATATACCAAGATTTGTCTGACTCATTAAACTTAAATGTTATATTAAAAGCTCTTCCACCAATGTTGATAGACTGTGTGTGAAATGCACTGTCTGGGACTCTTATACTAAAACTCATTCCGGTAATCCCTCATTGCCAGTAGTGTGTATAGTTTTTGTGACTTCCGTAGCAAGATCAATCAACCCTGTTCCCCCTTTAATAAAGAAAGACTCAGAGATTTGATTTTGCTTCTGGTTGTTAGCCCCACCATTAGTTTTACCCTGAGTAATGTCTGGGTTTCTTTGTACAGACCTTGAGATAGAGGTTGTTGCTCTTCCCACTATCCTAACTTGCTCAAAAGACAGGCTAACATTATACCCCAAACCTGTTTGAGCATTTCTGTCCATAGACAGAGAAGTTAAGACACAGTTCTCAAAAGGTAGGAATCTATTATCATACACAACCCTGAAAAGTTCTTTAGCTTCTTTAATTCTTCTTAGAGCTTTAATAGACCCTTCAACATTTTCCTCATATTCGTTAGGAACAGCAAGGTCTGATTGGTTTGTTCTTTGAGCAATCTTTCTGACATTAGAAATAACACCAGAAAAATCAACTGTGACGTTCTCTACGACAACATTATCTACAATGGTTTCCCCTGTCTCCAGAGGATGCTTGGAGACAGAAGCTGCCTCCGAGATCCTAATGTCTGTAGTAGAGGTTAGTTCCAAGATACCCTCAGAAGGGCTATCTATGTAAAATGTTGCCATTACTACCTCGCATAAGCTTTATTGAAAAGTTCCTCTGTATACTTCCTTTGCTCTTGTAGGATATGCTCCTCATTAGCATTAGGAGGCAACTGTTGGTGATTCTCTTGGTTTATGTTGATATATGTGATCGGATTAGCTCCTGAGGTGCCAACCTTACCTTTACTTGCAATCATGCTTATCCAGTTTTTAGATTCAAAGTCTGGATTTAAGGAAAGATCTTTACCTATAGCTTTCTCAATCAAACCAATCCTTCCTTGAACGAAAGGAGAGATTATCTCATCTACCAAGCCCAGAGCAGTTAGTAGGATTGCTACCCAACCTCTAGAAACCATAGAGAGCATCTTAACTGCTTTAGTGATAGCATATATTCCTAGGATTATTTCTCCCGAACCATCTCCAAACAGTTGATCAAAAATGTTAAATAGTTCTCCTGTGCTTGAGATTAAACTTTCAACAACAGGAAGGATAACTTTAATAGCAGCACCAATCAGTCTAAATACTACTTGAAATATTCTACCAAAGGATGCCAGAGCTTGTTTGTTTTCTCTCAAAAATTCTGCTACATCATTTAATACTGCTGCTAGAGCCTCATCAAAACCGCCCTTAAAAACAGCGTTAGAAGATGTTTCTAACTCTTTAAAGAATCTACCCTGTGCAACACGCGTGGTTTTGTATTTAGCTTCCAAAGCACCTGCTGCGTTAGCAACTTTAGACATTTCTTTGGCAACATCTGGGAAAATGTCTGCTGCAAGCAGCTCTCCATTCTCCATCATTTTGAACATTTCTTCTTCAGTTTTGCCTATTGCACGAGCAAAAATCTGTATAGCGCCGGGAAATGACTCAGCCAACTGCCTTTTCAGCTCTTCGGATTGAACGGTTGTTTTGTTCAACATTTGTTGTAAGGCATTGAAAGATAACTTCATTCTTTCTTTACTTACACCCAACACCGTACCAGCTTCAGCGACAGAGTTAAAAAATTCATTGACTTGATCTGTGTCTAGTTTTCCTTTAGAAGCAAATACAAACTTAGTGTATTGATCTGCTGTATCCAACAAAGATAAACCAAGTCTGGAAGTCATTTGGTCTAAGAACTCAATGTTGGCTGTTGCTTCCTCTTGGCTGCCCATTGCAGCAAGCATGGCAGACTCCATAGCCTCAAAACCTTGCCCAACTTTGTTTATTTGGTTTACACCAGCTAACACAGTGAACAGAGATGCATAGGCTCTAATCATGTGTCTAGTGGAGTCAGCTAAACCTGTTTGAGCTGTTTTAAGAGACATAACCTTACGTTTAGTGCGTAAAGCTTGGTCTCCATACTTTCTAAGAGCATCTCTAGCAGCATTGATTTGGTTAGCTCCCTCTACCCCACCTGTACGCAAGCCTCTTTCGTATTGATTTACAATACCGCTTGCCATTTGGGGTTTTTGTTGGGCTAGTGCTTCAAAGCTTCTATTACGCTTCATAGCTCCTACAGATAAAGCAATACTTCTCTCAAGTTTTGCTTTTCTTTCTAAGGCAGAGTTTGTCTTCTGTATAGAAGCAGCTTGTTTTCCCTGCTCTGCTTTGATCTTCTGTTCTTGAGCAAAAATTTGTTTGTTAAGCTCAATTGTTCTTTTTCTGATATTATCAGCACTATTAGAAGCTGTAGCTGTTGTTTTAAAACCACTTGCCTTTAATCCCAGCTCTTCAGCTCGAGCAATTCTTTTTCTAAGCTCTAATCTTCTTTGTTCTAAGGTGTTTAGTTTAGCCTGAGACCTAGCTTGTTTATCAACGGCAGATGTTGCCTTTTTAGTGGCTCTGGCCTTTTCTTGGGAGGCTCTTTGGGATACCCTACTGCTCTCCCTAACTTTCTTGTTGAGCTTGTCATACTGCCCGACAAACTCTTTAATTTTACCTAAAGCCTTATCGTCTTTGAATACAAAGTCAATAAGAAACTTTTCCACATTATCTGCCATTATTTGACCTCTTGATCTCTTCTTCCTGATCCTTATGTCCTGCCTCTTCAAAGGCATTCTTAATGTCAATATAGTTTTTATAAGACAAGAACTCGGGGAGAGTCATACCATACATGAGCTTATCTATAGGCTCTTTACAAAACTTACTACCGTACACTCCGTAGAACACCCACTCATTCTCTTCAAGAGGAGCCTGTCTCTCTACTGCTCTAAGGACATTTCCGAAGTGTCTACCCCCATCCCTTGAAGCATTTTCATCAAAGGGGCTAGAAAATCGTTTCCCGTAAAAAAACTGGAGAAGTTCTCCCTTAGGGCAAACTCAAGAACACCAAACATTTCTCCAAGTTCTCCTTGGAAGTGTGTGTCTAGGTCTCTTACAGTTTGACCTTCGCATACTAAATCTTTCAGCAATACTGAAATAATCTCATCTAAATCTACGTCATCTAATTGACTACAGATGGTTAGGGCTAAGTCTGTAAAAGTCTTAGGAACTCCATACAAACCGTCATCTCTCAAACCATCCACTGTTCCCCCGATAGCTGGTAGGATCAGTTTCATAAGGGTTTTACCCATAGCTACTGCTTTTAGTGCTGGCAGTAGTGTAATCTGATATTTTCTTCCGTTTACTTCTTTAGTACGAAAAAATTTATTATCCATTATTCCCTCCTTAAAAGAATAAAGGGAGCCGAAGCTCCCTTATTTGGTTTATCCTAAGATTGCATCTAACAGAGCTTGAGAAATCTCAAGAGCACCTGAAATAGCATTCTGGATACGAGTTAATTCACCCGCTGATTGTGCAAAGCCTTGTGGAACATCTGTGTAAATCAAACGTTCTGCAAAGAAAGTCCAAGTTTTAGGATTCTGGTCACTGCCTAGGCTCACTTCTGGTGGTTGCATAATGTGAACACCTTGGGCAATACAGATAAACCCGCCAGATGGATCAATGATTGACATGTTCCCTCTAACTAGGTTGGCATCATCAACATCCTGAGCAGCCTGTACTGCTGACAGGTAACGATGGGTGGCTGAAGTCTGCATAAGTGTGACTTCAACAGTACCAGTTTTATCTGCTACTTTGGTTAAACCAACACTTCCGTCTGCACCAACACTTGAGTTAGAGTTAGGACTATTACGGCTAACTGTGATGTAGGTATCTGGGGCAAAGCCAGTCATGTCGATACCTGCCCAGTTAATCGCCGTACTCTCTGGGATAAAATCCGCTAATACTGTCATTTTCTACTCCTTATTACTCAGTGCTGTCAAAACGGATTGTTAGGATACCTGAGATAGTGATTCTCTCAATAGCTCCGGTAAGTTCTGCTTCAAAACGTCCTGACTGATACACTCTTGCCTCTAAGTCAGCAGTAGGAACTGCATCTCTCATAGGGAAGATTAGTTTGTATTCAGGCTGAATAAAGTTACGTGGAGCAATAGAATACCTATTCAACACTTGGTCTACAGTGTTCATAATAGCTGTAATACCTTTGTTGTTGTAAGGCAGTTTGCTACCTTTCTGTCTTACCAGAAGACCTTGAAGTTCTACGTTAATATCTTCTTCAAGATTATCTCTACCACGGATAACGTCAATAAATTCTCCACCTGCTGTTCTACCGTTTCTAGTAATAACAGTGTTGGCTCCTAGACGTTCTGTGTAAGCTGCGTTACGGTCTTCCAGATAACCTTTCTGAGTAGTATTAAGAGGAATACCTGTAGCAGGATCTTGAGAGGCAGAAACACCTTGTAGCCTCAAGTTAGCCCAAGTTACACTACCAGCTAAGAAAGGGGCGTTGTAACCCACATAGTTACACTCAACAAACTCAGTGTCTGCTTGGTGGTGGAAGAAGCCTTTAGTTCTCAAGAAATTTCCTTCAATAACCTGTGCTAATGCATCAGTAGAAACACCTTCATCATAAGCAGTGAGAGAGTCTTCTTCTTGGCTAGAGAATACATATACTTTTGTTCTTGATTCAATAGCATTTGCATAAGCCAGTACGTCAGCTACTGCATGACTTTCTGCTGTCAGGAAGTACCAGTCAGAGTCAACAGCTTCGATAGCTGAAATAGCTTCTGCTGGAGTCTCAGTGGTGGCAGCAGCAATATCTCTGTAACCAACTTTAATTTGAGAAAGTCTTGGTGTGTTAGCGAAGAAACCTTCAGCAGCTTTATAGGCCGGATCAGTAGATTCCCAGTCTAACAACACTTCCTCTAGATTTGAATAAGTTTTTACTCTTACGCCAGCACCAAGAGGATCGGGGCTGGTGTCTGTGTCCACATCTGCAATAAACAAAGCAGTTTTAAAACCTGCTGCGGTGATACCGCTTGTTTGAAGTGCAATCTGAACCTCTGTAATTGGATTATAAGCCATTCTTAGTTAATCTCCTTAAGGGGCTGTAGATCTAGTGTCAAGAGGATCAGAGTCCTCTTCATTTTCTTTTAATTCACCATCGACAATAATACTTTCGATGACTCCTGTTGCAGGACATGTCGCTGCATCATCCTCAATGAATGTATCAGTAGCACTCATATCTAAGACGATTCTTGCGGTTTCTTGGTACTCTGTGTTAAGATATACGAAAGAAACTGAAGGGGCTGAAACTCCGAGTAAACCTACCCCTGTATTAGCGTGGAGTTCTTCCATGCCATAGGTTCTAAAAAATGAATCACGAATCTCTTGAGCAATACCCATTACGTTATCTTCAACGGCTCCGTGAACATCTATAATAAAACTTAGTTTATACCTTACTTCTCTAACAAGATTTTCATTATCATCTAGATAGGTGTCAGATACGCTAGAGATTCCGTACTGTCCCATAGGAAGTGAATCCACAACAGCTACAGGAAAAGGAGGAACCCTTCCTTTCATCCTAGCAACAATAGAGGGACTAGTCATGATCTGTCTATCAGGGCAAGCATTCGCCCCT